CAGGTAGTTCCTTATCTGCTTCATTTTCATTTTCCTTATCCTTATCCTTATCCTTCTCGCCATCAGGATCAAAATAAGCCTTGTTGCTTAGTTCGTCATCAGTAGGAAGAACCGCATCGTTTTCATATCGCAATCTTAGTTTGTACAAATAATCCATGCGATCCGATAAAGCTGAGATTGAATTAACAAGAGTTTTACGCTGTAATACAGTGCTTTCTGAGTTATCCTCAGGAAGTTCTGATAACTGCTTATGAAGCAACGAACGTGATTTGTAATCTTGAGAAAAAATCAAAATCAATTTTCTCATTACTTCAGGCATCTGATTCTCATCCCCCTCCAAGTTTTCATTTTCAGAAGAGATACTTTTCATTAGATTCACCGCCTTTTCTTCAGTAAGTTCATTTTCCATATCTTTTGCTTTAACTTCAAGATCAATGTCATCATGAATGGCATCATCAGGATTTGCCCAAACTTGTATCATTTGTCGAAGTTCATATACAAGTTTGTCAACGGAATGAGGTTTATCTCCCCATTTCGCTATTTTACTAGCAACGATGGGTTTATATCCGCTCTTTTGAAGGATCCGGACCCCTTCTTTAAATTCTCTATTCTGACTATTCAGCCATGCAACGGCTTCATGTCTAGCCTGGTAATAAGCATCTGTTAGTATCATACACACAACATTTAAGTTAATACATCAAAGATAATGCGATAAAAATTGCGCTTTTAGGACAAAAAAAGGTCTCCGAAAATTCAGAGACCTTTTTCAAATAAACTACTTAAACTGAAAAATATTAGCTACCAGAAGGTACAACAGTCAACAGATTAACAGCATCTCCTTCGTATACCAGCTTGCGCGGGCAATTGTAGGAATAATGCATCGAGTTCTGATTACGAGCAGCAGCGTTTGCACCTGTTGTACTACCATCGCCTGATACTCTACGAGCAGCATTACGTTTATCACCCATCAAATAGCGGGTTCCGTTATTATCCTGTACAATGAAAAACAAACGGCGACCGCGCGTTGCATTTTCAAAGCCAAAGATTTTTTTACGCATTTTTGCTGCAATAATAGTAAGATCGTACACGTGAGACTCCCCACCAGTCTCACCTTGATCAGTGATTTTGAACTCTCCGGTATCATCTGTAAAGTCCATCACATAAGCGCACGTACCTTCTTTCATAACGACATCACCCTTAAGAGCACCGGCTACATCAAGATCCATTGCAGCATCTCCCACAGGTGCCGGAAAATCCGGCCATGTGGCAACATCTTCATAGTACCCGAATATCAGCTTAGGTACGATCCCCCCCATATTGTCTAGCGTTGCACAATCTAGTGCATCGTCAATATTCGATAAATTAACACATTTCTTCATACCTTAAAAATTAGGATGCAACATAAGTTACAGATTTCTCAGTTTTCTGACCAGCTGTTATCGTAGCACTCAAGGCTACACCAGTAGGTTTAGTATATCCGACAACATCCGAATATTCAATTTCTTTAGCTCCAACAGACAGGTAAGCTATATCGCCAGATTTGCGCCATTCTGCTTCACCCTTCACGCGCCAACTAGCACCAAGAGATAAAGATGCTTCAGGAGCAATTGTTACTTTCAACGTTCCAAGAGTAGCGGCTTTGGATGGATCAAGCGGTTTCTCGTTTATACACAATTCCGATTTATGGATACTGATAGCCTGGAATCCAATAACGTATTTACCTGTTGCAGTAAACTTGTAAGGATTTCCTGAGAAAAATGGGCGAATAGATTTAAAATCACTCTCTTTGTCATATCCATAAACGATATTAGGCTTAGTAGTCAACAGTACGAACTCACTACCTTCAGGAAGGATTGATAAACGAACGAGCTCGCACTTTCCATTAGAACCAATAAGGAATTTAGTACCGGTTGTTTCCTCAGTCTGACCGATAATGATTTGACCTTCATCTTTGCGCCAATCATCGTACATCTCGGCAATCGAAGCTGAGATAAACATCTTAGATGCTTTACGTTTAAAAGTCTCAGGCATCTTACGATACATGTTTTTAAGTACTTCACCGACATTAGCTCTTGTAAGATCGCCTGTTTGAAACATATTTCCGTTCGATACAGAAATATTACCTGCTGTCCGTTCCATTTCCAAGATAGTACCAATTCCATCGAAAGAATCAGTGATATCATTGTCATTCTCACCAGAAGAATACTTTGCTACGAAAACAGCATTATGAAGGTCCTCAGAAGCTAAAGCATGACCATGATTGATAATCCAAAGTTCAAAGGGATGCTCAGAACGATTTTCGCCTGGTACCTCTGCAATGTAAGTACGTCGATATCGTTCAGGTTCGTCAGCCATCTCCATAACAACTGGGCGAACAATTAAACGGCGAGGAACTATTTTACCAAGCTTTTTATCGCCGATAAAAACCCCTTGGTATTTAGATGAGATAGAGCCACCCTCCACTTTACCCAATTCAATCGAGTCGGTAATACCTGGCATCGGTGTGAAATGTTGCAAAACTTCATTTGCACCAAGACGATCAATAGACTTTAGCAAGTCTTTGTGCTTTTTAGCGGCTGTCAATACCGCTGTAATGTCAATAGGATCTTTAAAATTCATATAAATTAAAGTTTAGGTTAATATTCTTTTTATTCCTCACCAAAAGAATTGATAGGATCATGCGCAACATCACTAAAGTCACGCTTTCCATCATTTGATGCAGTTGGACTAATAATTTTCACACCTGGTACTTTTTCAAGAAGGTTTTTAATTACTCCGATCTTTTTGTCAACTCCTTCAACACTTTTTATTTCATCGCTAAGATTGTCGAGTTCAGTAATAGCATCTGTCAGTTTCTTTTTTTCGTCTGTCAGATCATTATTAGACTTCTCAATAGCTTGATTAATAGCTTGCAATTGTTCAACGGTAAGAGTAACCTTACCTTGATTTTCAGCAAAGCCTTCACATTTTAGCAGTTCATTTACTGCTACGAATTCTTTTCTCATAATAGATTCTGTATTATTTTGATTTTTTTTAGGGCCAACGATGCTACGTACACCGTTGAGAATACGATTCACAATTCCATCTTCATCAGTATCATTATGAAGTTCCGGTACAGGAATACCTAGAGCTTCAAAATTCATAACCATCTCATTGGTTAACTTAATCGACTTGTTGATACCGGTAATGATGGTATCAACAAATCCCCATTGTTTTGCCTCTGAAGCATTCATCCATCTCGATTCTTGCATTAGATTAATGATATCCTTCAGTGCCTTCCCTGTTTTATCAACATACTTAGAAGCAATCATCAAGTCGATAGCTTCAGCAGATTTCTTAGAGTTTTCAAGCTCTTTGATCTTGTTAGCAAGGTCATCAGCATTAAGAGCTCCGTAAATATCTACACCGATCGAACTTTTATGCGCTAGAAACATGCAATCTTCATGCGCTTCAATCGTTTTTGCACCAAAAACAAGCCATGTTGCAGAAGAAGCATTGAATCCAATGAATTCAATAATAACATTACCATGTTCTGCTAATAAATTTGAGATAGCAACAGCTTCACTAACATCGCCACCGTAAGATGATACTTTAATTCGTACCGGTTTATCTCCGGCTTTATCTAAAAAGTATCTTACATAGTTGCGATTCAGATAATACGGATCAATACGTCCGTTTAAATAAAAAACAAATTCTTCCATACGCATATTTTTCCGCAATTTTATCGCAAAAAAAAGTAGCACGAAAGGACATAACGTGCTACTTTTTTATTAAAAACGATGGAAACTATAAGATAGATATGTCATCTACATCAATGCAAATTGATGGATTAGGCTGAGTACAAGAGAAAGTGACATCTATTCCATTCCGATCAACAGCTTTTGTTCCGGTATGTTTTTGAGTAGATAATTTTAGTAATATATTTAAATCAGGATCACCTGACAACCTGACAACACCATTGTTGTCTTGAGATAAAACGAGCCAGTATCCACGCTCGAGCTCTTCCATCAGTTTAGTGCTATCACCTGAGATCTTAGGAATGATACCGTTTATTTCAAGCTCATAACTATCTCCATGATCATTGGATACGCTGTTTTCAGAAAAAGAGAATTCGTCGCAGATATTAGGTATATCAATAATGTCTTCTCTCTTCACCAGTTCGAGATAGTTCTTTCCGGAAATATAATCTTTCCGGATCCGTTTAAAAGAAGACATAGGTATTGCGTATAATTTACCAACACCCCCAATGTTTTCAAAATCAAAATTAAATGTTTTCATACCGTTTTAATCCTTGTTGTGAAATTGTCCCATTTCTGGACAAGTTCTCCATTATAATTTGGTCTATTTTATTAAAAAAATAATTTTTTATATCAATACTGATTTTTGAGCCATTTCTATTGTACTCTCTACGTATTGTATCAGTACTCCAGATATCTTCGTTATATCCATATTTACCCTGAAAAGAACGAATAGCAGAAGCTAAAGGAATTCCTACAGCACGATACATATCCAGATAAGTACACATCATTGATTTCACTCGAGTTTCAAGTGCGCTGCAAAATGAAACGACATCACTATTACTTAGAGCCCATCCATAACGATAAAAGTCATCCTTTTTAATCTCTACCTGTACTACTTCAGAATAACGTGTCAATTCATCGTACCTTTTATCATATCGGTTGTTCTGGTGAGTTATTCTGCTACGAAAGTCACTCATCAATGATTTATCAGATGCAAAAGATACTGCATCAGGATAATTTTCATCAGCAGCACTGTAATTATGCAAAAGATATTGCTTCACATAAGGTTTGCAAGGCAAGTAAACAAAAAAACGTTCCTTTTTCTTCATCGCTTATCATATATTATATGTACAAATATAGCATAAAATACAATATATTGTACTATTATGCATCATAAATATATACATCATCAATATATGATAATAGGTCAACTGTAGTTGTAACACCAAATAATATAAATTTGCTACTATTTTTTTGAAACTTTGTAACCCGTAACCATACGGTAATAAACAGATATAAATCAAATACTTACAACAGTTACATTTTTTAGATACAAAAAATAAAGGCAAAATTAAGTTTGTAACCGGATACATCTCAAAGGTTACAAAACTATCAGTTACAAACATAATAAAGTTTGTAACCCTATTTGTAACCAAGTTTGTAACCCATTTTTTTTGCAGCTTATTCCCTTATTTATAACTTCTTATCTTCTTTTGCAAACTTAGGTTACAGAGTTACAAAAATTTAGTAGTAAATAATAAGGGGAAAGGGGAAAGGGTGCTAAAGGTGGCGAGCGATAAAGTAAAAAAGACTGAAAAGCAAAAAGGACCAGCCCAAAGGCTAGTCCAAAAACAAAAAATACTTTTGACTACTTAAACGATAGCCTTTTCTATTTTTACTTCCATTCCTAATTTTTCAGAAATAGAAATAAGAACTTTCAGCCCTGGAGAATGGATCCCATTTTCAATTCTTGTGATAGTGGTTGGAGATAATCCTACCTCTGTTGCAAATGACCTTACTGTATACCCTTTTCCTTCTCTTGCTTTTTTAAGGGCAAGGCCAATTTCTTTAATTTTTTCCATACTACCTACTCCCATGCTTTAGAGAATTGTTCATTTTTGAAAGCTTCTGCAAGCCCTGTTATCTGCTTTAACCTCAAAACTTCATCAGCATCCATACCCAACTCAATACCTATTCTTGCGTTGGTCCAATTATGTTTTTTAAGCATTGTAACCAACTTTGCAGATAGCTCAACCTGGTGAGTACCACGTGCCATATTATGCCTTACGGTTGAGGTTATTCTATCTTCCAACTTTTTGTTTAATCGGCTCACAGGAACATACCCGTGAAGACTCTCGTTAACTTCCTTGTCTTGTTGTATTACGGTTGTTCGGTGAAATCCATCTACAACAGTATAAGGATATTTTTTGTTTTCCGGAGTGTCGCAAACGACAACCGGCATAGTCACTCCATCCTTTTTAATTGAGAGCTTGAGAAGTTTCATCTCCGGAGGAGCAACATGGTTTGGGTTGTAGTCATTTCCTACAACCTTATTAGCAGGAACTAGTTGCACATTAAGTGCGGGATGGTTTGTATCCATCCAATTGTACAGTTCTTGCGTTATCTGGTTGTACACTTTGACTTTCTCGTCAAATGTCAATCCATTAGGAAGTAGTTCTTCTATCATAATTCGTCACTATATCTTGTTATCATTTCAACTTGTTTTTCCATCTCTTTTTTGGTTTGGGCAAAAGATAAACCTTTGCACCAATAGTCGTTTTTTAATAAGACTTTGCAAATTCTTCTCCAAGATGGAACTTTTCGTTGCGACTCCATTCTCGGATCATCATAATCAGGTATTGTTTTCACGCCTTCTTTATCCCACCAAACTAAAAACTTGTTTATCTTTTCCCAATAATGCTCAGAAAGATAACCTGGCATTGTATTAAGAAGAAATTTTGCATAACTCTCATAAGTGTGTCCATCAGGTAGATTTACCTTATAATTTCCTAATGTGGTCCGATCGTTTTCTGTGTAACGGTTTCCGAAATTAGCTCCCTCGACACGGTTTACCACCTTTGCCCACGTTTCGGGCTCTAGTATCTTGAATAGATACAATCCCTGGCGTTGGTCATCTCCATAAGGCTGACAAAGCCTCTGTTTATGAATAGAAACACCGGCTAGATTCATTATATCATATATCTTGTTGTAGTCATATCCGTTTTTTCCGTTGCATATCCATATATCACGTGTTTGCCAGTCATATAAAGGGTATGCGTTATATATTTCTTTATCACTATCAGGAAATAACTTAGTCGTCCACATGTGCCCATCATAAGTTATTTTGTTTTCGTTGCGAATAGTACGAAAACGGTTTAAACTCTCGTCAGAACGAATCCCAACCGCACAAGCCGTTTTTTTTCCTTGGCTAAACCATTCGGCAAAAGCCGGTACAAATTCTTCAAATTCCATTCCTCGACGGAAGAATGGGAAAAAAGACTCATCAGTAATTACATATTTGTGATTTGGATATTCTCTAACCCATGCATCTCTCTTATCAGGATCCCAACACAACCAATGTGGTTGAAATTGACTTACTGCGTTACGCAGATGTATTGGTAAGCAAACCCAATAACCAACGACTTCCGGACGGTTAAACATCCGCTCGGTAAAGTCTATGGCGTGAGCGTATTGTGCTTCCATGTCTATATACA